TACGGTGCGCGCATTATGCAAGCGTAAGTGTGGTTGCGCCGAAGTCTATCGTAAACGTTTCGGTATCGTTGAGCGTAATGGATGAGCCGTAGTCATACCAACCGATGAGATTTTTGCTTGCGGCCGTGTCGTTGAAAAGTACGACGTACCGGAACGCTCCGACAGTTCCGCCAGATGCGGTAAGCACCAGGTCACTGGTCACGAGCGAATAGGTGCCAGCTGTCTGCGAAGATGACGTTGTGGTGACGTTGCGCGATGAGCAGTTCGTATAGCTGATTTCGGTGATGTCGGTGAGAACGGAGTTCGCCGTCGATGGCGCCGAATTGGTCAGCGCGATTTTCAACTGATCGCTTCCGAGGTTGTGTACCTTCTCAGCAAGCGCTTCGACGAACGGATAGAATTTGTTGAAGGTAGCCATGGTGCGGATTTCTTGATTGGAAAAAAAAGAAGGGGCCAGCCTTAGCCGGCCCCGTACTGTCTTAGACTACCAAGTATTGACCGAGGTTCAGGCCCGCTGCCGTGTGCGGCTGCACATCAGCACCGGACAAGATGCACTGACAAGCGACGTAGCCGCCTGCGGTACCGTCGCCCATCGTGATAACCATGTCAAGGTACTTCTTGCGACCCTTGAGGTCGACGTAGATAGCGTAAATTTTGTTGTCATCCGTTGCGCTCGGAAGCGTGGAGGTGGTTCCGTCCGGACATACACTTGTTCCGAAGATTGCTCCGGTTACATCGGCATACGAGCCGTCCGTGTCGCTTTCCTGAAGCTTCAAAGCGGTGAGTGCGATGTCGGTTGCGCCAAGTTCGATGAGGAACGTGGCGTGCGCGAATCCTTCCGTCTTTACGGAGTTGGTGACGGCGCTTGCATTATCCAAGATAGCTGCAGGCGGCGTTACGTTGACGAACTTGACTGACTGAAGAGGGTTTGCCATTGTGTTAGCTCCTTGGATTATGCGTTTTGTGAAATGAGAGCCGCGACTGCGCCACGTGTGCGGCTTGCAGCGGTTGCGTTGTAGTTACCGTTATCGTGCACAATGAAGTCGAAGCGCTCCGTTCCGAGCACTTGCGCGCTGCGGGTGAGGAAGTTCGTTTCGCTTTGCGTGTTGGTTGCGATTTCGACGCCCTGACGGTCGCAGAAAATAGACGCCATGGAGAGATCGCCGAACAGCGCGAAAACTTGGCTGTTGGCTTCGGTGCTCGGCATTGCGTTCGTGTACACAACCGGGTATCCGAGAAACTTCGCGGGCAATCCGTCGACCGTGTTCGGTACGGAGTTACCAGACAGCGCGTACTGCAAACGCTCCATTGTAGCGGCTGCGGTTGCATCGTGGATAAACCATGACGGGTTCAACCCAGGATAGCGAGCGACCTTGTTCTTCGTGTCGATAAAGTTTTGCAAGGTCACTTCCGAGAATGCATTGCCAGCGGCAACAACTGCGCCACCAAGGTAGCCCTTATGCGTGTCGTTTGTCCAGGTTCCGCCGCCGTCTTGGACAAGCTTTTGGAACGAGTACGTGAGACCGATGATGCCGCCATAGGTGGACGTACCGTCACCGACGAACGCGCATTGGTCTTCCTTAACGGCCATTGCGTATGCGAGTTCCTTTGTGATTTCGTCAGCCAGGTTCACCGATGCGTCGGCATCCAAGATGAGGCTGTACTTTGTCAGCGCTCCAAGAATCTTCGGCGTCAAGGTGATGGTCTGCCATTGTGCGTCCGTGGACGTCGGCGTTCCGGTTTCGGAAAGGAAGTACGCGGTGTTACCCGATGCGCGCTTCCACTTAATCTTGCGGTCGCTGTTCGTGCTCGTTACGTCAGCATAGCGGCGGATGATGCCGTACTCTTCGACCATGCGCATGATGGCGGTTTCGACTTCAGGAATGACGAAGAGGCCAGCGCCGCCTTCGACGTTGCTCGACAGTGCCTTGAAATCTACGCCGTTTTGCTCGCACCAGGTCTTAGCTTCGGAGCTGTTACCCAGTGCAGCTTGCAGGAAGCGCCCTGCCTTGAATGCTGCTTCGTTTGATTCGAAGACGCGGCTCTTGCGGCCGTTCGATTTGATGTCCACTTTAGGAGCCTCCGTCTTGGTCGGTGAGGGGATGTTGTGTACCGGCGTGTTCAAAGCCGCGATGCGGGCTTCGTTGGCCTTCTTGAGTTCGATGCGCTTCTCGATGGACTTCTTTTCGCCTTCGAGCTTTTCGATTTGCTTCACGATCTCCTCGGCTTGGTCAAGCTGTGCTTGCGTCGGAGCCTCAGAGTCCAGGATAGCTTGCAGGTTCATGGCGAGTTCGCCAAGAGCTGCAATGATTTCTTCCATTGTCATAGTCGGTTCTTGATTTGTTCGTATTTGAGTTTCAGTTGTCGCTGCCGTAGTGCGGCTGATTTCGGCGACGGCGATGCGTTCGCTATCATCTCTTCCAGGTCGGCAAGTCCTGCCGTTACGGTGTCGATGAACGCGCGCACGCGGTTGACGTTCGACGTGCTAAGTACACGCCCTTCCTTGACTCGCATCTCATTACGAACTTTCGTGCGCTCGATGAACCGCTTGACATCCATACCCAGAGTCTCGCAATCGGTGTCGAAGTTCATTTGTGATTTGAGTGATAAAAGCGCCGTGCTCGGGTTCGCACCCACGAGTACCGGCGACCATTCCATGAGATTCACATCCAAGAGTTCGCGCACGCCATCCGAGCCCACCTGATCGGTATTCACGGTATATCCGATGCTGAACTCGTCGATGATGCCGTGCTTGATATTCGAGAAGGTCTCCTTGCCGCGTTGTGTGTTGAGGTTGAATTTGCCCTTGATAAGCAGACCGCCGTAGCTCTTGATCTCTTCAGGAAGGCGGCTGTCCCCTGCTTTCAGCTCCACCGCTTCGATGGTCTTGGCTACTGGCAGTTCCCAGTTGTGCATCCATACGCCCTTCGGCATCTTGGTTTCAAGGGACTTGGTAAAGGCGCCCTGAATTACGCGCTCGTTGTACGAGTCGACGTTGTCGAAAACGGATACGACCGCTTCGATGATTCCCTCACCTGCGGCTTTGATGTGTGCTTTGCAGCCGTGCTTGTATTCCATAAACGAGAAAGGCGCATCCGCCAATAAGATTGGAAGAATGCGCCTTTTCGCATTTGAGGGGTTCAAACTCGGGCCGAAGTTACGCCGCGTCCGCTTCAGATGCAAGCGATTTCTTGCGGCCGCGTACTTTTTTTTCGACGTGCTCGGCTTTTAAGACACGCAATGCCTCCTCGAGGTTACCCATGTCCGTGCAAAGCCTGACTACCATGTGCACATGGCTGCGAAGTTTCATTTCCGTTTCCCAGTTCGCAACCGCTTTGTTTTCAGTGGATTGCATCATATACGCCCTACTTTCGTTGGAACAAGATTGCACCTGCAGTTACACGCCTGCGAAGCCCCGGCCGAAGGGTCACCCGGATATTTGACTGGATTGCCCGCAAGCGACCAGTATCCTTCCGCGTTCGGTGTGGATCTGTTCAGGGCCGCGTGCGCGTCGCGGACTTTGCTGTCATTTTGCGTAAGCCATACCGGCACAATCTTCATTTTCGGATCCTGTATTTGCGTGTTCCGCTTTGCCCAGGTGTCTCGCTGCGTACGCCCTGACGTTGCCGTCGTTGTCGTGCGCCCGATAAGCCGCGCGCGGCTGTCTTTTATTGTGCTGAACTTGGCTTTGATGAGGTCCGTCAGCTCTTCGGCCGTCGTATTGGCGTTTTCCGTTATGAGCGTCTGCAGCTCATCGCGAATCGTTCCGACAGATTCGGTTATCATGCCTGCCGATAACGACGCCGACGTGCGCACCACGGCCTCGAAATTGGCGGAGCCGAACTCTTCTATGGTCGTGCCTGCTTTCTCTAAGCTGTCGCCGATTACGGCCGTCGTAAGGGCCTGCAATGATCGCTTTGTGCCGTCGACGAACTTGCGCACCCAGCTGGAAAAGTTGAACGGGTCGGCTTTGGTCTCGATTGCGCCCATCATCTTCACCTCGCTCACGATTTCCTTTTCAAGTTGTGCTGCGACTTTAGCAAAGTCCTTCGCCACCCGGCCCGCGTACATCTCGAGATTGGTATCCTGCCGCTTCC